ACAGTACATCAGTACTCACTGTCAACAGCATGGGATATCACAACTGCATCATATGATAATGCGTCATTTTCAGTCAGTTCTCAAGACGGCTTCCCAACTGGCATTTCCTTCAAACCAGATGGCACCAAGATGTACATGATTGGGATTACCAGCGACAGTGTGCATCAGTACTCACTGTCAACAGCATGGGATATCACAACTGCATCATATGATAATGCGTCATTTTCAGTCAGTTCTCAAGACACCAGCCCATATGGTATTTTCTTCAAACCAGACGGCACCAAGATGTATATGATTGGGAGTAGCAGCGACAGTGTGCATCAGTACTCACTGTCAACTGCCTGGGATATCACAACTGCATCATATGATGCAGTATCGTTTTCAGTCAGTTCTCAAGACGCCCTCCCAACTGATATTTTCTTCAAACCAGACGGCACCAAGATGTACATGGTTGGGTTTAGCAGCGACACAGTACATCAGTATACGACAATAGACGCCTCAGGCACACTACCGACTATCACTTGGAGTGATAATATACTATGGGATTCGGGAAATCCACCCACAGTGAGCTTTGACTACGCGGGGACGAGTCTAATTGAATTTGTGACAATAGATGGCAGAACTTGGTCCGGATCTCCAATATTAATAGACGGAAGGAAATAATAATATGCCTTTAAATTTCCCAACATCTCCCACACAAGACGATGAGTATGTATACCAATCTGTTCTTTATGTGTTCACAGGAACAAAGTGGCAACTGGCAAACATAAAGCACAAATATGCAGGAAGTGCATTCTCACTGCAATCATCTATTACAATCGATTTGGTAACAGGTAACATATTTTCAATTGTGGCAAATGAACCCACAACAATAACTTTTATTAATCCGCCAGCATTAGGATATGCTACAAAATTTCAAATAAGCATCGAAAACAAAAACACCAATTCTACAATGACATGGCCTAGTAATGTATTGTTTGCTGGTAATTCTGTAGCATTTGTGATGCCAGATTTAAATGAGACTGATATATTTGAGTTCTATACAAGTGATGCCGGACAAACCTATTACTCGAATAAATTACAGGATGATATAAGATAAATGGCACAATTATACCCAAATACTCCCAATATCGGAGACAGTGTTACTGAAAATTCAATAACACGAGTGTGGAATGGTGAAAAATGGCAAATAGTCACAGGGGCAGTGTTGTCCAAGACTGTACAAACTACTGGTAACATTGACATCAGTGCAGGAAATTGGCACACTATAACCACAGGTGAGTTGTCTGACCTTTTTAATGTAAATGTTTCGTTGGCCAATATTCCAAGTGGGAGCAGCAAGTGGACTGTAGAATTTCAAAATTCTACAGTCAAGGTTTGGCAAATCGAAACTGCATCATATGATAATGCGTCATTTTCAGTCAGTTCTCAAGACAGTGTCCCAAGGGGCATTTTCTTCAAACCAGATGGCACCAAGATGTACATGATTGGGGATAGCAGCAACACAGTATATCAGTACTCACTGTCAACTACCTGGGACATCACAACTGCATCATATGATAATGCGTCATTTTCAGTCAGTTCTCAAGACACCAGCCCATATGGTATTTTCTTCAAACCAGATGGAACCAAGATGTACATGGTTGGGATTAACAGCGATAGGGTGCATCAATACTCCCTGTCAACAGCTTGGGATATCACAACTGCATCATATGATGCAGTATCGTTTTTAGTCATTGCTCAAGACAGCATCCCAACTGATATTTTCTTCAAACCAGATGGCACCAAGATGTATATGGTTGGGTTTAGTAGCGACACAGTACATCAATACTCCCTGTCAACAGCTTGGAACATTGCAACTGCATCATATGATGCAGTATCGTTTTCAGTTGGTTCTCAAGACGGCTCCCCAACTGGCATTTCCTTCAAACCAGATGGAACTAAGATGTATATGGTTGGGAATGTCAGCGACACAGTACATCAGTACTCACTGGCAACTGCCTGGGATATCGCAACTGCATCATATGATTCAGTATCGTTTTCAGTTGGTTCTCAAGACGGCTTCCCAACTGGCATTTTCTTTAAACCAGATGGAACCAAGATGTATATGGCTGGGATTACCAGCGACACAGTACATCAGTATACAACTAGCACAGATATTGTAGTAAATTGGCCAAATAATATAACGTGGCAGGCAGCGACTGTTCCTGAAATCGTTACGAATCAAACTCTTATCATTGAATTTTATACACCTGACGGTGGAACTACAATATACGGGGTTGAAAAATTAAACAGAGACAACAGCGGAGATTAATACAATGTTTATAAAAACAGATAGCAACAACAAATTGGTGGCATATCCTTACACTCTTGATATGTTTAGACAGGAACACCCAAATACGTCCTTGCCTAAATTTCTCAATAATAGATTTTTAGCTGCAAACAATGTTTATCCAGTATATGCATCAGTGCTTCCTGAGCATGATGGTGTATCAACATATTTGGTAAAGAACACAGTTCCTTACTTGTTGGAAGACAACAGCTGGGCAGTTGATTGGTTGATTCTAGACAAATCAGCCGAAAGCATACAGTCTGAATTTCAAGAGTACAAGGCGGAATTTAGAAAAACTATAAACCACGAAAGGGATGTGGCAATATACCAAGTGGTATACGTTGATATTAACGAAACAACCACTGTACCGGTTGATGTCAGAGAGAATACACATGATATACAAAACATTGCTGGGGTTACACAAACTGGCACAGTGCAGACCATGATCAATGACACAACTCCAATAGCCTTTAGGGGCTCGGACAATTTAACATATCAACTGACACCACAAGAAGCAATATTGCTGGGCAAAACAGTTGGTCAATCAGTCGCAGACGCATATAGTAAATCTTGGACATATAAAGATGCGCTTGATGAAACCACTACCATTGCCGAAATAGATAATATCATGTTGGATTTCTAATATGAAAAAACTCGCCCATGTCATAGAATCATTGGGGGAAGTATTATATCATATTGTCTCGCTTGTCAGTAGAATACTCAATACTGTCTTCTTCAGCGGCGACATGTATCAAACGCTTTCGGCAAGGACGTATGCCGAAAGCACAAGTAATCCCAATTGGGAGAAACTCAGAAAATTTATTAATTTTATATTCTTTTTTCAGAAAAACCATTGCCAAACTGCATGGCAAGCAGAAGTGGACCGGGCAGTAAAGACAATTCAAAGAAATAATGCAATATCAGAAGCCAAATCACAGATGAATGGAAAAACTAAATGAAAAAAATACTCTGGCAGACAATGGGGGTAATATGCGTCGGTATGGCATATGTTGGGGTTATTGTGCCTGGAATACCCTTTTCAATATTTTTAGTATGCGCTGCATATTGCTTTTCCAAATCCAGTAAACGAATGCATGATTGGTTATATAGTCACCCGTTGTTTGGTGAATTTCTGACCAATTGGGAAGAAAAGAGAATATTTCCCACTAATATGAAATACGTCATGGTTTTGATGATGACATCCACTGTGATAATAACCCATTTAGTCACTGGTAACATTTTTGCTGTGTTCTATTCTTCTACTGCAATGATTCTAGTGGCCATATGGGCATGGCGGTTCCCAGGATCCAATGAAGAACATCAGAGACGTATTGACAAGGGGAAACGTATTACTTGGTTGAAGTAACTATATCAGTCAACATACAGGTAAATAACATAACTTGCTCACAATGAGTTTATGGGGAACTACTCGCCTCGTATCAGGTTTGACCCTGAAGGGCAGTAATAAACAAAGGAGATACCAATGGGAAGACCATTAAATAAGAAATATTTCGGAACACCAACTGATTCCGGAAATGAAATTAAAGTTACGTTTTTCAACGGCGCCGCTGGTGTAGATGGTTGGATTGTCAAGCAGACAGGCAGCAAGAGATTCAAATGTACTGATGGCACAGTCACCAGAGAATGTGTACTGGTTGACAAAGTATCCGGTGATTTGGTAGCCGGCGACATGTCTATTACTGTCAAGGATGATGCAGGTAATGTAGCCCGTGCCGTAAAAATCACAGCACATAGAATGACTAAGTCGGATGGTAATACTTCAGCATGGTCATTCTCTGATGCTACTGATGATGAGTATCTTGAAATTGAAGAGGCAGGCAGCAAAACCGTCATTGACGTCATTGACGCAGTGAATGGTGAAATCTATGAAATAGTTGACCTGGGTAACACAGTATGGGAAGACTTTGATGCCGATGGTGATAATTCACCATACGAAGAAGGCGATACGTTCGTCATGTCTGCTGGCCCAGGTACAGGAACTGGTACAGTCATGCTTGCGTCGGATGACTTCATCGTATAATATACACAATGTGAAATATTGATGGACTAAAAAGGGGGATCTAGATCCCCCTTTTGTTCAGGTAAATACTGCAAAATATGGATACATTATATCATGAACCTCAGTGAAATTGAAACGCTTACCGACTATCCCAAGAACCTAGATCATAGACTGGGTAGACTCACCACCCGCCGCACTGATGATGAAACTGCAAAGTACGACACACTGGTTGGTAAGATTCAGGGCATGGAAGTTTATATAATGTCGACCAATGGTAAGGTATTTACTGTTCCTAGTCCTGGTCAGTATTATGTCTGTTATGTATATTCTCCCAAGGATGACATAGTAGTGGCAAAATTATCATTAGATCCCACTGCCACAGAAGGAACATTTCACCAAGCTGATGTAATTTTGAGTGTCGCAGTACAAGGAACTGGGCTGGCATTGTTGTTATATACCATGGTGATTAAAAAATTGAAATTCAACTTGATGTCAGGTAGAATGCAATCCCTGGGCAGTCAGAAATTATGGATGAAGCTGTCTGAAGTGTCCGGAGTTACTGTATATGCATTTGACAGTGAAACTGATGAGATGTCGGCCGTTGATCCAGATGATATCAGATTGTCCGCGGGAATTGATGTATATGATACAGAAATTACTGACCGGGAAATGTTACAGATTGCAGCAATCAAAGAAAGAATTCACTTGGTGGAACTTGATATAGAGGATCTCTATTCCCAGCTTGGTAAAAGTACCCCACAGGAAAGTCTGGCCCTGAGAAAGAAGTTTGAAAAATTATCCACAATATATAACGATTTAAATGACAAAATGGATGATGCAACCAATGACAGATATAGTGTCAAAACTGCGAAAGAAGTCAGGGATGTCCAACGTGATGTGAAATTATTGGCCATCGCCACCATTAATAAAACCGCCATGGAATCCGCGGGCAGGATTGTCAAGGATGTAAACACTACATTAGATGTTGGGATGGATGAGATCAAAATTCAAGCCAAAAAGTTTGGCAATAAGGTTTCCTCAGGCGGCGTGCCGCCACTTCTTCACAATACCGAAGCTAAAAATTCAACTCCCAACACCCTCGCAAATATGGGGATGACAGAAGGAACCATAATCTGGCGTAAACCTTATATCCGACAGCTGACAGGGTATGTAGTAGATGAGCCATATGGTAAACGAAACATGAACAATTTGGAGCGATCCATAATGGAAGGCGGCCATTTACTTGAATCAAATTTAGTGGACTTTGGTGAAGCAAAGCAAGACAAGATTTTGAAACAGTTTCACAGTGAATTGTCTCAGCAGATACAAGATGGGGTTTCTGAAATGGTTGCGGCCAGAACCACTGCATATGACATGGGGATATTTGACGATTTTGAGATTGGATCCAGAATACAACTATCAACGGGAGTTTTCAAGGTGGATGCGCATATGATGCTGGGATCAAAGACTGGCCAATTGGTGGGATCATCTTCAGAATTCCAAAAGAAGTTTGGACCAGCTATGTTTTTACCAGGTGAGTCAAGGTTTTATAGACCTGCCATACGCACCACTCAAATAACAGGAACACTTGAAGGATCAAAAACTGACCAATTAATTGATCGTCTGATAAACTTCGACACTGGTGAAAAGCGGTATAAAAAATTCACTGGTCCTTCTCGAACAGTTCAGGAAGCATCCTGGAGAGACACACTGAAAAATACCACCAGGGCCGCGGCCTTGGGTTTGGCAGGATTGGGAACCCCAACTACCGATAGTACTCGCGGCACCAATGATGTAGTAGTCCAGAATGTGGCATCGTCTGCTAGTATGAGACCCAAGGCCCGCCCCACCGTCTCACCAGAGGATAGCAAAACATTAAGGCCACAGTCCAGACCAAATGACGTCAAACGACCACAAGCCAGACCAAATACCATGGAAATTACCAACTCACCAGTCGAGACTCAATTGATATCCGCGGCAAGAAATGCAGGTATTACTGGAATAGAACTTGCTGCATTCTTGGCACAAGCCGCGCATGAAACTGGTGGGTTTTCCAGACTAAAGGAAATGGGCTCAGATGAATATTTTGCACAATATGACCCAGATCATGCACCAGGCAAAGCAGAAGCATTGGGCAACACAAACTCGGGTGATGGGACAAAGTTTAAAGGCAGAGGCATGATGCATCTCACTGGCAGATATAATTACCGTATCGCCGGGGAAGAATTGGGGATTGATCTGGAAAAAAATCCAGAATTTGTAGAAACCCCAGAAGGAGCCATTGCCACTGCAATTTGGTATTGGAAGAAAAGAGTACAGCCAAATGTCTCTGATTTCTCTGATGTCAAAGCCGTGACACGGTGGATAAATCCTGGCCTCAGTCATTTGGCCAAACGTGAGAAATATTTCAAACGATATCAGTTTCATATGACTCGACTTGGCCTAACTGAATCACAATCAAATAGTACCACGTGGTATCATGGCACCCCTGATCAAATGGGATTCAAATCAGGAATTCAGGATAATAAAATATCAGTTGAATACCTTGACAATCCCACATTGTGGCAAGATCTACAAAACAGAATGACCGAGGCAAGAAGACAAGACAATGAAGATGAGTATTTTGAATTAATTGAACAAGTTGCTACCCTATGGAAAACTGTCAGTATACCCAAGCCCATGTTCTTCACAGACGTTCTCTCAGTGGCCAATACATACGCCGACGATAGCAGAGCGTTTAATTATCAAGAAGCACAACCAGGAGTTCTAAAAGCATCCATACACTTGAAGAATTCACTAACAATTAATGCCAATGGTGCAAAATTCAACGGCATTAGACTTTCAGCTATCAAATCAGCATTATCGCAAGCCGGTATCCCCGCTGATGAAATTGATAAAATAATATCCATGTTTCCTTTGAGCGTACACAATGATCGTATGAAAACAGACTGTGTGGCTGTGATTGCACATATGTTAAAATTTGACGGTGTTGATGTGACAAATGTACTTGATAGTTATTCAGGAGGTACTACCAAGAGCACTGTACGGATGGTTCTGGACAAATCAACTATAGTTTTGAAAAATGACAAAGTCATGGAGGATGTAACACTGTTGACTGGTTATAAAGTCATGGCATATGTCAACGGTCGGGCCCAGTCACATGCGGATTCAAATGTCTCAATTGAATTAAAGCGCGGCAAGCGAGTGTCAATTAGTGGCAATGGGCTATATTTGAGCAATAATAAAGAATTCGCGTTGACGCATTATACACAATTGAGCGACCATGATGATGTATTGCTGACTTTTGAATATGCACAAAATGATATACAAACTGGAAGTGACCAAGATGAGCAGAGTGATTTTACAGTATCTCGGGCAATGCTCAAAGACTTCGAGATTATACTAAATGAATAACACGCTAATATGGAGATATTATATCATGAAGAAAAATATTACCAAACAGGATTTTGATGAAACAGTCGGTCCCATGAACGCTGTGGCACTTGAAGATGCAATTGCATATGTGGGAGTGGATTTACAAAAACAATTAACACATGATGACGTAAGTCAAGTTCTTGCCAAGAAAAAAAAGATTGTCAAGAGTGATGTTAAACATCAGCGTATGATTTCAAAAACTGCCATCAGAATGGACTGGGCCATCAGCGAGGATAAATAATACTATGAAAATTAATGACATAATAACTGAAGTATCTGCGGGATCATCCACTGGGGCAAGTTCAATTGCCGCAGTGACCAAGACAATCGGTACCATACAAAAGCGCAAGTCGGATGGCGCAGTGAAAAATGCATTGGACCATGATGTGAAATTGTTCGGCGACAAAAAGGACAAATCGAAATGACATACCAACAGCAGATAACCTATCAGCAAAAATTATCTGAATTCATGAGAACTCCTGCACTGTGGAAGTCCAAATTCGGAAGACGCTGGGTGACATCAGTTGAACGTCTTGCTCGAACTCATGCATTGCAGAAGACAATAGATTTACCCAGCGCACCATGTTGCGGCAGTTAAGGAATAATAAAAATGAAAAGTCGCGAATTGCTCACAAAGGCAAAACCACAGCCCACTGGGACAAAGATTACCAATCGACAGCCACTAGTGGAAGGTGTTCTGGACTCAAACGATGATGATGGGTGGATGGCCAAAAGTCAACTCTATAGTCTGGCTAAGAATGCCATTTCATTGCATAAAATGATATCTGATTCAGATGAGTTGGACCCATGGGTACAGTCTAAGATTACCAAGGCAGAGGACTATATCAATAGTATTAAAACTTATCTAGAATATCATGCAATAGGTCAACCTTCACATGAATTAGTAATACCAGACCAAGTGACTTACAATCCAGATATGGGACAGGAATCAAGCGAAGATGTTGCTGGCCAAGAATTGATAGTTGCAGATGAATCAATGCATATAGACGGCATGGATGGACCATATATGACCAAGTCGGGCCGGGCATTGTATTATGATAATGCCCAAGGACAGTATTGGGATCCAGAGATTGAATCCCATATAAGATATTCTGAATGGGTTAGAATGAATAGGGATCCAGCATAATAGTGACTGTACCTAAAAAAAGCTTCGCGGACAACATACTATTGTTACTGTCAAATGATGATTTGGAATATCGGGGGCACATCGATAATATTTCCAAGGTTAATATATGCTATAGCAAACAACAAGATGACATACATTGGATTGTTGCAACTGCGACGGTCAATTCAAAAAAATTGCTGACAATTTCCAGAGTAAAGAAATTGTCAGCAGATTATTAATTAGACTGCAAATGGTATTTTAAGTGCAGGATGGCATTGGTAGTTTTCAAGTACATAATCCTGTACTTGAGTAAGTAATACTTGTTCCAGTGTGTTAAACTCAGGCATCAATATATTGGGCAATGGCATGGGCGATCTTGTAAGTTGCTCTTCAATACTTGGGATCTGGTTATGGTAGATATGTGCATCCCCCAACGTGTATACAAATTCTCCAACCTGTAAATCACATAATTGTGCAATAATATGTGTCAATAGAGCATATGATGCAATATTAAACGGGGTCCCAAGTGGCAAGTCTGCAGAACGTTGATACAGTTGGCAACTCAGTTTACCATCCTGAACATAGAATTGAAACATAGTATGACAGGGCGGCAAGGCCATGGAACTCACGTTCTGTGCATCCCACGCGGACACAATTAGTCGTCTAGAGTCAGGATTCGTCTTAATTTCATTGATCAGCCAAGCAATCTGATCAATGCCATGATTGTCCCCGCCCTTCCAGGAATCCCCACCAAATGATCTCCATTGATATGAATAAATGGGGCCCAATTCCTTGCACACTTCTGTATTTTCATACCCAAGTGCCACTCCTTGTGCATCAGCATTTGCCGTCCAGATGGTAGTTTTGCCAATTAGTTCTTCGCGTGGTTTATTATATTGAATTTCAGCAAGACGCCTTTCGTCTGTACTGCCTTCAAGAAACCAAAGTAATTCTGCCACTACGGGAGACCACGCCAATTTTTTAGTGGTTACTGCTGGGAATCCGTGTGTAAGATCAAAGCGCATTTGATACCCGAATACACTTCTAGTATCAATGCCTGTTCTATTGGGTTTGTCTACTCCATGCGAGAGGACATGTCTCAGACAGTCTAAGTATTGTTTCATAATTCTCCTATCAGTTATTTTGTGATGCCGTGCGTAGCCAATCTATATATTAATAGCCGCTGCACTATGGTTTTGAATAGACCCTATAGTTGACGCTATTTTCACAGTGTCTGTCCATTCTACCAAAGTAGCTTTCAATCAATGATTGGTTCAGTTTAACGTCACAATCATATGATCCAGAAATTTCACTGATCCAGAATTCATCGATCATTCCGATTACATGCTCTACTAATTGATTACCGCCAATTACCCATGTAACATTGTCGATGGACAACCATGCCAACCTGGAACGTATCATGCTTGGATGAACAACTTCTACCAATGGAAGTTGGGTTATTGTTTTTGACACTACTATATTTCGTCTATTGGGCAATGGTTGAACTGGTAGACTTCTCCATGTATTGCCGCCCATGACCACCGTTGCATTCACCGTATTTTTTTTGAACCATGCTAAATCATGTGGATTGTGTGGCCATGGAAGGGAATTGTTTTTACCAATCCCCCACTTTTCATCCATGGCCATAATTGCCTTAATCATTCTTATTCTGTGCCTTGTCGAATAGATCAGTTACCATGGCAGTGACTTCTTTTTCCAGTGTATGAAAATCCAAAATAACTTTGACATCAGCAATGGGTTCATGGAAATCCATGTCATCCAGGATTTCCTCAATTGATTCCAGTCCCAAAAGGTCCCGAGTCATATATATAATCTCTTCACCGCTGGCAAGAGTAACATGCAACCGTTGAATGAATTTCGTGGGTATAGTGACTACATCCACGTCTTCCATTATTTTTGAGAATGTTCGAGTTTTCTTTTCAATACCCATTTAATCAATCTTTCGATGCTGATGTCGTAGACTTTTTTGCCACTGTGGCTTTTTTCTTTGCCCGCGGCTTGGGAGTGGCCTTGGGCGTTGGTACCAGAGCATATGCTTCTGCACGAAGTCGGACAACTTCTGCTTCCATAATATCTGCCTGTGACAGTAGCCCATTGGCAATATCAGCGTCACTCAATACTCCACTGCTGTCAGTCTTCGCCACTGTGGCTTCGACATATTCTGAGACTGCTGGTTCTTTGTACATGTCCTTCTTGGATTCAACAGACCGACCGTCCTGAATAATACGTTCAATATCAGCTTCACTATGTCCAGACTTTTGCAAATCAATAATTTGATTGACTACTGACAGTTTGATAATCTGACTTGCAGATGGGTGCAAGTTGATATTATCAGTTGAATGTTTATGCAGTCGGTTATAATTATGTAGGTATTGGAGTGACACAACCCCATCACTAAACCGAGTCCTCGCCAGCACTTCATAAAGGTTACCAGTGGTCTGCGCGGCACTGCTCTCAACAATTCTCATGAAATCTTCATGTACGTGGTCCGGAAGAGACTCCGTTTCCACTACCAGACAACTGTCTGCGTCAGTTACATCTCCCTGTTCGTTGTAGATTTCTCTGAATACTACAACGCATCGACGTCCTGTATTCGCTACTCTGCCTATATGCTTCAATTTATTCTCCTTCTTCTTTATTGGCTTCCATGTATTCAATGAATGCCGTTAGTTTTTCATAATGCGCGCCTACGTCTTTGGCTTCCGCGGCCTTGAATGCTCCTCGTTGGAAAGCAATATCAATCACATTGGCCGACATGGCAATATCAGTCAAATTCAGAGAAGGCGTCGCAATCTCTGATTGTGTTTCTAATTGTGTGTTGTCTGTCATTTTATTTCCTTTATGTTAATTTATGCGTCATAATAAACTGTGGTTCCGAATGGTGATTTTATAGTTTTGGATCCGTGTATCATGAACATTGTGTCAGTGTAATCTGGGTCTCCCCAGCTTCCCATTGGCCGCCCGTCTGTAAATACTAGAAACTGACCAGGCACGATGTCTTTTTCTTTCATGAATTCCCAGTTACACTGGAAGTCAGTACCACCTCCGCCCCGAATTTCGTACTCTCTGATATCTTTACCATTATCATGTGTAAATTTTTCATAACCATATACTTTGGTATCAAACTGCCAAATTCTAACAGTATATTCTGAAAACTGATCCATAATGCCTGCAATTTCTCCCAAGAAGTCTTGAAGCATACGTGTACTTATGCTTCCGCTGGTGTCGATGGCAATTGCTACTTCAATTTGGTCCTGTCCATTGGTCATACCTGGTAATATAGCAGACATATGCCAGCCCTTGCGGCTTGGGCGCGTCCACGAATAATCATTCTTGACCAGCGTTTCAATTACCATTGATAGATGTTCACGCCAGTCCATCTTGCTTTCAGTTAACTCTGCAATCAGCCTTTTGATCCCAGCTGGAACATTGCCCGCACCACAAACCGCCGCGGATGCCATCACTGCCTGTTTGATTTCGTCAGACAGTTCATTCATGCGATCTGGATCAATAGTTGGTGCTTCGCCTTTTGCATTTTCAGACATACCACTACCGCCGCCCACGACAAGATGTTGATCCAATGTACCCTGTGCAGGCTTTCCTTCGTTATCCAGTATAGTATATACCTGTTCGGACGACATGCCTTTAAATCTATTGTCCAAAAGTATTGGGATGGCGGTGATAACGCGGCCAATGCCTTCAATTTTCAATAGAAGGTTTATCACATAGTCACATGCTTCATTCCAGCGACTTCGATCTCGCTTATCAATCCTAATGAAGTGTTCGAATATACAGTGGTATAATTCGTGCGCAAATAGAAAAACCAATTCCTGTTTGTCCAGCTTGGCAATAAAGTCGCGATTGTAATAGAAATTCTTATAGTCAGTTGCTGCTGTCTTACACCAACCTGAGTCAGTTGCATCTACAAACTTCATTCGTATGGCCATTTGTCCATAAAATGGGTGGGACAATAGCATATGGAGCCTTGCTACTGTCAACTTTTTAACTGCGTCATCCATTATTCGACTCCTTTGTCAAATGATACATTAAAATTTATCGAATGTCAACCTTATTATTGGTATATATTCGTTACGGATTATTTGCCTCTAATACCAAATCACCGTGAAGTTTGATAAATTCTTTACCAGCTTCCAACTTGGTCAACGGAAGCCGAATCTTATAATTGGTGCTGAGAATTCTAACGGCCATCACTGCCATCTCTGGTTGAAACGCATCCATGATAAATTTCAGAAAGTATTCAAACTGTGAATTGAACACCTCAATGGTCGAAGTGCCCAATGTAATTTTTTCATATACTGTCTTTAGTTCATATGCGAGGCTGGCTGAAATGCTGTATAATGCAGACGGTTCTGTTGTTTTCAATTTGGTTACTTCCCCAGACAAAATCCTACGGGGATCAGGCAACATACTGCTGACTTTGCGGTGCGCGTTGAACTTGATTGCAATACCTTCACCAACTGCCGCTGCTACCATGTCAGTAATTTCATGATCAGTGAAGTCCATGGCATCATACAGAAGTGCAGATACAACTGACCAGGTCCTGGGGGTGGCAAAGCTCTTATCATCACTCTTGGGATCAAATTGATACAAATCGTTTTTGCAATACGTTAGATAACCAATTACGTCAGGATGTTGATCGTGATTGACAGCCCAATTCAACCAATCGTCAAAGTCCACACGGATTTCGTAATGAACAAATCGGTTGGCCAGTGGTTTTGGCATACGATATGTAATACCTCGATCACTGTCTTTGTTACCAGCTGCCACGACCACCACATTGTCTGGTAGCTTGTAAGTACCAACCCTGCGATCGAGGATCAATTGATATGCCGCGGCTTGTGTGGCCGGAGAAGCACCATTGAGCTCATCCAAGAACAGGACAACAGTGGAGTATTGACTGGCTTCCTCTTCACTGATCAGTTCTCCGGGCGGTGCCCATTCCATTGTTTGGGTTGTTGAGTTAAAGAATGGAATGCCCTTGATATCAGTTGGGTCCCATAGAGACAACCGTACATCAATCAAGTAACTGTTCTGGTACGAATTAGACACTGACCCCACAAGATCAGACTTACCTACACCAGGGGATCCCCAAATCATTACTGGTTGCTGTTTTTTGAAATGATGCTTGAGGTATTTTGCAACCTGTGACAACGTGATTGTGCGAGAAGTGATCATTATAGTCTCCAGTGGGATTTAATTCAATTTACTAAGTAACAAGTAACAAGTGTATGGTACGTTGTCAACTAATACTTTCCAACAATTGATAGATTTCCAATAGTTCTTCATCTGGCATTTGTGCAATTCTGCGAGTCCCAATAAATGCCTGATACCACTGCCGGGCGGCTGGCAACTTGGTCATGTTAAATTTTGATCTTTTAAAGTCGCTAAGAATTTCAACATCTGTGTTGTTCATCTGTGTTTGAGAAAACTGCATCACTTGCATACTCCTTGATTACTAATCAATAGTAGTACACCAAGCCCATGAAGTCAAGTGGTTATAAACTGTCCACCCAAAGTCCAAAATCGTCCATTAGTTGCAAGTGAACATAGTCATCCTGTGAATATAAGATCAATATTCGTTTTTTTGATGGAATATGAGTGTATAAGTAGTAAGGGGAGATCATTTTTCGATTAAGCTTGGTGAACCCAACCACACTAATCACAGTTTCATCTGGTATCTGAAACTTATATTGTGTGAATGTTGTTCTGAGCAAGGAATTACCATGTTCGCTCAATCGAACTCCGGGCCAATTCCCAAATATCGATTGTTCAGTTACTGTAGTCTCGTCTGAATTGACTACTCCAGACTGAGACAAATGGTCAACTAGATATTTTCTAAATTTATTCCTTGACATGCTTGGTGGCACTATTCATGATCATGACAGAAAATTCATCTGTCTTGAATTGTGTGTTCAATCTGTTTGCCAATGCATGGGCATGTCCAGAAGAAGGAAAGCTGGTTTTCTTATATCTTGGTATGTCGCTGGATGATGCCAAATCAATATATGATTTCAAGCTTATGGGGTTGCCATGGTAATATACGGCATATACTGCTTCTGCCAATATTACTTCTTCTACTCTAAATTTTTGATCAGTGACGGTTTTTAATAATACATTGGGCGCAGGTCTTGGCATGGTATCTCCAGTTATATCTCACGATTATTTACCGCGAGTTTGTTGCTTGATAGAGAACTGTGCATCATGCTTGTTCTTGAATGGACCAGTGAATGTAAAGTCACTCAGGGTTTTATGCTTGGGACAAAACAACGTAAGCCATCCCGTCTTGGGGAAGTGAGAGGCATACCAGCCAGCTGCAAAATATATCTTACTTTTTTCAGTCTTGGTAAAAATTGGCACGGATATGCCATTGGTATCTTGCCATTCATAGTTGAATGACTCATCATATTCAATTTCAAACCCATCGATCGTCACCATTTCACGTGGCTTGATTTTCACCTTGGGCACAAGTATGTCTACAAATTCATGTACCTCCTCTTGGCTAATTCCGTCAAGACTGTCTTCGCCAGTGATAATGATGGAGTAACCCTCATTATTTTTGAACATTACTCCAGCTTTTCTACCTGCAAATTCAATTATCCAGAACTCATCTGTCACTGCTCTGGCTTGATATTTCATTGACCGTATCCATTGTTCAAATAATTAGCATGTTCAGTTGCATTGTTCACAAGTCGATCCAAATCATACTTACCGCAGAATTTCATGAATTTGATACCAACTTGCCCAACCTGTGGCTTTTGTACTGCATCAACAATCACTAGATCCATGGCCTCCTTGATGTCATCTGGTTGCTGTGTTAGATCAATCAAGGTTTTATTCAGTTGATAGCGGTCCAGTACTCTATGCTCTTCTCCATGATGATCAGTCCAACGTTGGAGCATGAAGTTGTTATAGTCATAACTCTTTTTGGATCGGTCTGCAAATGCCTCCTGGATTCCCACTTTATTCTTTGTTCCTTTGGCACGGACGCCAGGATATGCGCTGAAAATACCGTCAGTTTTGTCACCTCGAATACATTTTTCAAAGAGAACATACTCGGGATCGCCAATTGACTTTTGCTGTTTTGTTTTGGAGTCCATGACTGGTTTGCCTCGCTCATTGACAATACCATTCAATTTGATATGTTCTCCCTTGATGCCGTTATACTGGCTGACTGTTTCAGAGATCAATTGGTAATAGTCTGAATCTGAGCTGATAATAACGTGCTTTTCATCTGGATGATTTTGAATCCAACGAGCAATAAAATCATCT